CAAGCTTCTCGACGACGGCACCATCACGCTCGCCGCCGCAGGAGATCGCATCCTTGGAAGTTTCAAGGGCGTGCGCTACATCCGCAACTCAGACGGCCAAGCGGTCTTCGACAACAAGTGGCTTTCTGGAACCGACCTCCCGGGGTCGAGCACCCAGTACGCCATGGCAACCGTCTACGATGATCCGAACATCATCTTCGAGATCCAGTCTGGCGGAACGCCTGGGGTGACCAACATCGGCAACCTCGCCGATCACGTCGCCGGCACTGGCAATGCGCAGACCGGCAAATCCGGAGCGTACCTGTCCGGAACCATGGCCAACACGGCCGCATCTTTCCGCATCATCGACTTTGTCGATGCCCCAGAAAACGAAATCGGTCAGTACGCTCGTCTGCTGGTTCGGCTCTATGAGCATGAACTGAGCATCGACGAACCGTCGACGCCGGGCGTCTAAGGAGAGCCGATCATGAGCAACATGTCACGTGCGAATTTTCGCAAGCAACTCCAGGACGGCCTGAACACGGTCTTCGGCATGGAGCACAAGCGTCACGCCGAGCAGTGGCGCGAGATTTTCATCGTGCAGAGCTCGAACAAGGCCTACGAAGAGGACGTGCTGATGTACGGCCTCGGAGGCGGTCGGACGAAGGAGGAAGGTGTCGGGGTGCAGTACGACTCCGGCGGGGAAGCCTGGTCAGCGCGCTACGTGCACGAGACCATTGCCCTGGCCTTCGCCATCACCGAGGAGGCTGTGGAAGATGGCCTGTACGGCGATCTGGGCGCGAAGTTCTCGCGCTCGATGGCCCGCGGCATGCAGCACACCAAGGAAGTCAAGGGCGCGAACATCCTGAACAACGGATTCTCGACCTCCTACCTTGGCGGTGACGGCAAGCCGCTGTTTGCCACCGATCACCCGCTGGCTGGTGGCGGAACCTGGTCGAACAAACTCGGCACCCCGGCCGATCTGGCGGAAGCCTCCATCGAGGACATCCTGATCCAGATCAGCCAAGCCAAGGACGACCGTGGGATTCCCATCGCCATGAAGGCGAAGAAGATGGTGGTGCACCCGAACAACACGTTCAACGCGCACCGCCTGATGAACTCCAGCCTTCGCCCCGGCACCTCCGACAACGACCCGAACGCCATGAAGGACATGGGGATGATCCCCGGTGGCGTGACGGTCAACCAGCGCCTGACCGACCCCAATGCGTGGTTCATCATCACCGACTGCGCAGACGGCTTGAAGCACATGGTGCGCAAGGCAATCCAGCGCGGCATGGAAGGCGACTTCGAGACGGGGAATGCGAGATTCAAGGCCCGGGAGCGCTATGTCTTCGGCTGGACTGACCCCCGTGGGGCCTATGGCTCCGAGGGTGCGTAAGCCGAAGTAGCAGTTTTTCCAGCAGCAGCCATTGACGGCCCGGAGGCAACTCTGGGCCGTTCTTTTTTCGGAGAACGTCAATGCCTCAGCACACCATTTCTCACGCCGATGAGCTGTACTTCGGCGCAGCCCGCCAGCCCAACATGGTCTCCAAGCGCCGGGGCGTGCGGCTGCATCCCATCGTCCAGGTCGACCTGGGCGCTCCCCTGACCCTGGATGCCGACGGCCTGATCGATGCCGCCACCGGCACCGAACTGCCTGACACCGAGACGGTCACCTATACCCCTGCGAATGCGGGAACCTCGCCGGTGGATGGGGCGAACACCACGTGGGTGCTCGATGTCCCGCGCAACATCACTGCGGCGGTCTCCCACGGCTCGTCCGTGGTGGCCATGACCATCCTGATCACCGGCAAGGACGTCTACGGCCAACGCATGAGCGAACTGCTCACCATCGCGGCCACCGGTACCTCGCAGACTGCCACGGGCGTCAAGGCGTTCAAATCGATCGATTCGATCGCCATCACCGCCGCGGCCGATGCCGAGGCCAACACGCTGGACGTGGGCTTCGGCGACACGCTGGGGCTGCCCTACCGCCTGGGCGGGGCCTACGACATCCTGTCCAAGTTCGTCGACGGTGGTCTGGAGGCGATCGGCTCGGGCACGCAGACCGCCGGTGTGGCGACCACTGCCACCACCACCACGGGGGATGTGCGCGGCACCTGGCTGCCGGCCACCGCCACCAATGGCACCCGGCGCTTCCGCATGTGGATGAAGATCCACGACCCCTCCACCGATGCTGGAGCCTTCGGCGTCACGCAGGCCTAAAGGAGTAAGCCATGGCTGATGCAGTCACGAGCCAGACGCTGCTCGACGGCCCGCGCAACGTCGTCATGAAGTTCACCAACACCTCCGATGGCACGGGGGAGAGCGCGGTCACCAAGGTCGATGTCTCGGAACTGAGCGGCGCCCCATCCCGGGTGAAGATCAAGCGGGTGATCTTCAACGTCCAGGGCATGGTCGCTCGGCTTCTCTGGGATGCCGACACCGACGTGACCGCGCTGGACCTGTCCGGGGACGGGGAGATGTGCTTCGAGAAGATCGGCGGCCTGCCCAACAACGCGGGCGCCGGGGTGACCGGGGACATCAAGCTCACCACCATCGGGCACACCTCGGGGGATTCCTACTCCATCGTCCTCGAAATGGTGAAAGGCTGATGGGGCGCGCACGAACCTATGGCGAGTGCCAGCGCACCGGCTTTCGCGTTCCTGTGGATCGGCTGGTCAAGGATGGCTATCACCCCGGGGTGAGCGTCGATTCGTCCTACTACGACCCGCCGCATCCGCAGGAGCAGCCCCTGCCATTCAAGAGCGAGAAGCACCGCGTGCCCGCGCCCGAGTTGTCCAAGCCCGAAGGTGAGGGCGAGGCGGCCCCCGCGCTGAGCTTCGACGCGCTGGGCTACCCGGTTTTCGAGGACTAGCCCATGGCCGTCACCCTTCAAAGCGTGTGCGATCGCGCGCGCCGGCCGCTCAACGACGAGGCGAAAACGCGCTGGGACGACGAAACGGACCTGCTCGTCTACGCCATCGGGGGCCTGCAGACGCTTCGCAACCGTCGCGCCGATCTGTTCCGCGGGCATCTGTCCGATCTGCTCGAAGAACTGGAACTCACCGATCCCCTGCCCATTCCGGCCGACTACGCGGAAGCTGTGGCGCAGTACGTGACCGCCATGGCGCACTTCGGTGAAGACGAGGCGGCCATTCGTTCCGCAGCCCCGCTGTTCTATTCCCTGTTCGAGAAGGGGAGCTAGATGGCCACGACCCTGTTCACCGCCTGGGATGACGAGGTGGCCACCGAGTTGAACGGCTGCCCGATCGACATGGTGCGCGCCGCGGTCAAGAACGCCGCCATCGCCTTCTGCGAAGACACACGCGCCTGGACCTACGAGCACCCGGACATCAACATCCTGGCCGACACCCCGCTGCTTACCTATTCCCCGCCGGCGGGCACATCGGTAAGCGAGACGCTGCAGGCCTTCTACGGCCCGACGAACCGGGAGTTGGAGCCCAAAGGTGCGGACGAACTGCCTCATCTGCACCCGAACTGGAAGGTGTGGGCAGGGACTCCGCTCTACATCACCTCGCTCGATCTCTCGCCCAACACCATCCGCCTGGTGCCCAAGCCCCTGGTGGCGGTCACCGCCGGCTTCAAGAACCCGCTGCTGTGCTTGAAGCCCACTCGTAGCGCCACCGGGCTCGATTCGAAGCTCTTCGACGAGTACATGGAGGTGATCAAGCTCGGGGCGATGGCCAGGCTGCGACTTATTCCCAAGCGGCCCTACACCGATCTGGCGCTGGGAGAGAAGCACCAGCGCGAGTTTCGAAGCGAATGCAACCGTGTCTACAACCGCGTCATGCGCTCTCTTGGCCGCGCGCACGACATTACTTTCGTGAGGGGCTGAGCGTGTCGGAGAAGGAATTCGCCGAAGAAATGGGCTACCTGCGTGGGCGCGTGGAACAAGTCGAGCGTAGGCAAGACCGCTTCGAGGAGAACCAGCAGAGTCTGCACAAGGTGCTCAACGAGAAACTCGACAACGTGATCTCCCACCAGCGCAAGCAGATGGGATTCATCGCCGGGGCGGCATTCGCCTTTTCCGTGCTGTGGACGCTGATTTTGTCCGGGAAAGAAGTCTTATTGAAGTGGGTGCGCGGATGAGTGCGGCTGTCATTGAAAAGCGGCTGATGGAAATTGCCAAGGGCAAAGTGACAACGGAAGTCAACGCTTTATTCGACTCGATTGTCACTGCCGTTCAGGCTGATCAAGAAATCGCCAACGCGCGATTGCCAAGGACAGAGATCGACACCGTGCTTAGGGTTCTTTTTGCTGCGCGCAACACGATGATCGACATCAAGACCAAGGCGCAGTTTGCCATCGAACTGGAAACGGTTCTCGAAAACCTTCCGCCTCCGGAGTAAGACATGAGCTACATGAAGATGCTCAACGGGGCGTTCGGCACGCTCTCGGCGGGGATCGACACCGACGACACGACGATCATCCTCACGGGCGGCCATGGCTCGCGCTTTCCCTCGCTCTCGGCCGGGCAGTGCTTTGTGGCGACCCTGTCGAACAAGCCCGCGAACAAGCGCGAGACGGTGCTGGTGACCGCGCGCTCGACCGACACGCTCACTGTCGTGCGCGCCTTCGGGGACTCCACCGCGAAGGACTGGGCGAGCAACGATCGCATCTCGATTCGCTGGGACCGCACGATGGCGATGCAGTACGCGCTCGTGGGGGGCTTGAGCGAGTACCTGCAAGGCGGTGGTACGGCCAATGCAATCACCGCCACGCTCAACACGCTCGCCACCACGCTGTGGGATGGCATGCGCGTGCTCGTCGAGATCACCACGGGGGCCAATACCGGAAACGCGACCTTCACGCTCAGCTTCGACCGCACCGAGTGGGGCGGGGGAGTCACTTCCGGGACGACGAAGACGCTGTCGCGCTCGTTCGTCTCAGCTACGCCC